TCGCCGGGGAAGCCAACCAACCCGGTTTCCTCGCCATCGCCATCAATGGAAGCGAGGCCCGCTGAAAGGGCTGTTCGTCAACGGGCTGATAGGCCCTCGACAGCACGCTCGGCGGCTTTGCGCAGCATGGCCTTGAGCTTGGCGAAGGCGTTCTCAATCGGGTTGAAGTTGGGGCTGTAGGGCTGGGGAAAGCGCAGACGCGCGCCAGCGTCCTCGATCATCGCCTGGGTTCTCGGACCCTTGTGACTTGAGAGATTGTCCATGATGACGATGTCGCAAGGTCGTAGCTCGGGGACGCGGACCTTCTCGCCATAGGTCTCAAAGGCGGCACGCCTATTCGGGCCGCTGAGGACGAAGGGGACGATCATCCCGCGCAGGGTGAGGCCTGCCACGAAGGTCGTCGTCTTCCAGTGTCCGTGTGGAACCCCCATACGCAAACGGTCCCTGCGGGGTGCTCGGCCGTGGGTGCGGACCATGTTCGTCATGGCCCAGGTCTCATCGATGAACACAAGGCGTTCGGAGTCGAGGTCGATCTGGCCGTCGAACCAGGCCCGCCGCCGCCTCAGGACGTCCGGGCGATCCTGCTCAGCCGCATGCCTGGTCCTTTTTTTTCGCGTGATCCGGTGGCGCATGAAAAAGAGCTGGATCGTGTCATAGCCGAACTGGTGGCCGCGCGCCGCCAGCGCCCGGCGCAGCTCCTGGACGGTGATAACCGGCGTCTGCTCAAGCATCGAGAGGATCAGCGCACGCTTCACCTCGACCCGCCCGGATCGGCGGTCGCCACCCAGCGGCCCGGGTCGCGCATCACCATTTTGAAAGAACCGGAAACTGATGTTTGAAGCCACGATTTCTGGTGTTTTCCGATGGATTCTTCGAAGCAGTAGCACGAAAGCAAGGACCGCTTCAGCGAGCAGACGGATGCGCTCATCGACCCGAAGCACCCGCTGGTACGGCTTGTGGGCCTTGTGCCGTGGTCGGATTTCGAAGACCCCTTCAGCCGGTTCCACGAGTCGCCCGGCTGGCCGGTGCCGTAGCCAAGTGGGACAAAGTCCCCAATATCAAGGGATCCTACAGTCGAGAACGGCTCCACTTCGCCCTCGGGTGCCTCACCCTCGAACAGGCAGAGATTCACGCCGCGTCAACCGGGGTCCACTTTTCCTGGGGAAGGTCAGAAACCACCTCCTCGGCCACGATGACGACAAGATCAACGCGCTGTTGTCGACACCCGGACAGCCTGCACCTCATCCTCAACACGCGGGTGCTTCTTTTCGCCCGGATCCTGGCGGCCCTCCCCGAGAACGCCGCAAAACCCAATACCTAGCCGCCACTTCCCGCCATTTAAAAATCAATCGCTTGGCCGTATTTCAGGGGCAACAAAGTGCTTCGGGCGGCGCTTGAGGCCATCGCCGAAGCAAGGATGCCTTCCCCAACTCGGCACCGCGTAGTCGCCGCTGGGTTGGCTCCAGGTTCAACCGTTGATGCTTATCTCCGCTGAAACGGAAAGCAGGGTAAAGGGAAGAGGCGTATCTTGCTCAATTCGCCAAAGAGGCTTGGTTCCATCATCACGCCAGCCAAACGCCCGAACCGTTTTGTCACCGCTGAATTCCAATGCCGGGCAGTCCAGAATACTGTTACCAAACCGTTTGAACGGAATCTCAACAAAGCCTCTCCCGGTGTCCAGGTGAAAGGAACCGGTTCGCTGAAATCGAAAAGTGAAGGAAACGGGACGCATTTTGCTTCCCTGGCCACCTGGGGCAACATTTTGAAGCCCTGGTGGCAGTGGTTCAACTATATGAGTATAGCCTAACCCGCTCTGAATTGAGCTTGCGGGTGCGTTAAGAGTTATCGCGCCACCCTCGACCACAACGTCAGCATGAACCGCGCCATCTGCAAGCACCTTAACAGTTTGCCCCTCCAGGTGACCTAAGCCGTTCCAAACAGTTTTGGGCAGTTGGCTGGTCCCGGTGAGTCCCGAATCGACATTGAGAGCCTTGTCAAAGATCTCAATGAAGAAACCACCTTCACGTTCCACCAACACATAGGTGTCATCCCCGATTGCAGCAACAGCACGAAAAGACCCGGCAGTTTCTTGTAGGGTCCAAGCACTCACCTGTTCGGCGCGATAGATCGTTAGGGTGGCCATGCTGCCGTTAGCCATTACGACGTGGCAAAGGCGGGCAGTTTGATCGAAATCTATATCGACCGGGGAATCAATCAAGTGCTGAGCCAGCATCGCCAAGTCGCTCGCCTGATATGCTTGCTCAACGTCAGTGTACAAGAACTCTCGGAGCTGGGTACCTGTTCTAGGAACAAATAGCGTTGCCCCATCGACATCTCTTGGAGGTATCGTGCGTTCTACTGCTAGGCCGATCCGTGTCTGCCGATTCAATTGGATGTTGATTGGAGTAAGAGGATCGCCAGTTACCATCCATTCGGCGCCCGACGTGAATACTTGGAGGTGCCGGCCGGAAAAAATTGCCCGGACAGCGTTAACTTGGTCAGATAGGATAGCAAATTCGATTCCCTCATCGTCAAGTCCTTCTCCGAGATCGAAGTTGAATAAGTCCGCCGACTTGGAAAGCCATAGTCGGTTCGGCAAGTCACGCGAACCGCCGATGACCAGCCGGTCTTGATGAAACGTCACGGCAACCGGCCAACCGTGTACAGGCGAAAAGGACGATTCTGTCCAGTCTATAGTAGGCTGAGCGCTAGCGAGCGTTTCCTTAACATTCGCCGTTGCCGAGGCGTAGGGTTCACCACTCCCTGGGACAGCCGTGATCTGCACTTCCTTGTTCTGGAGCCGGAAGCGCACACCTACGTGGGCGTCGAAAAACACTGGCTTGCTTGCCGTGAGCGTGATCGTTCCGGAAACCCCGCTCGGATCCAAAGTCACATCATCACCAGCAAACTTGTAGTGCGGCGCCTGAATACGCTCGTCCTGCTCGTAAAAACCCCAGTCAGCAACATGCCAATCAAACTCGTTTGTGCGATTGATCTTTTTCGGCGGGACGTCCGGATGAGCAACAAGCAAAGTATCGGCGCTTTGTGTCCAATTGATCTGACCGAGATGCGCCGCAGTCCAAGGCGTTATGAAGTTCGCGACCGCAACCCCGCCCCGGTAAACATCACAATGCCGATCGGTAAATGCGAGTAGATAGACTTGCTCAGTGTTGAACTCAAAAGCCAAAAGCCTTCCCACTCCTCTAGCCTTGTCGACGTAGCGTAGGCCGGAACGACGACTCAGGCTACCGCTCGGGTGAATGAATACGTTTCGCAGCTTTGAAGCTCCGTTTTCGTATGCTCGGAGGTCTCCCCGACCGAGAAGGCGCGGCGCTACTTCCCCCGCGGAAAAACTAGTTTTGTGAGCTCGAATTCGTGCCATCAGCGACGCACCTCTATAAGCGTGAAGCCATCGAAGTGCGGCACCGCATCCTCGTACGAGTCGATTCGCTTGGCCCGCCGGAATTCCTCTTCGGAGTGCTTACGCAAACCCTCCCAACGGCTGGTGCTATCCGTAAGTGGAATGCAGAACTCCGCTGCCAATCGAGCGATCAACGCCATATCGAAAAACGGTGGAAAATCCGTTTCCTTCGGGCAATACAGGTAAGTCAAAACAACAGCTTGCACATTGGCATGCAAATGCCGTTCAGAGATTCTATAGTCCAGGCCGCGCCCTCGACCTTCTGTACCTGCCGAAAGCACACGAAGACAATCTGGAGGCAACTGGAATGCATTATCAAAATCGGCGACCGGCTCAATGGACAGCTTTGCCAATGTTCGTTGAGCGAGAGCGAAGTTCCATGGGTGCGCAGAGATCAGTGCGTCCCGAACACTAGGATAGAGATTTGCCGCCACCTCTGCTTCTGCGGTTCCCTCCTCGAAGGAGGCAATGCTGTTCGCCCCAATTTTCAACAAGGCAAGAGAGCAAAGATCAATCTTGCTTGAAGCCATCATCGACCTCCTTGGCAATTGTGTTTAAGATAACCATCGCAGGCGCGGCATTTTTATCGTGGTCTCGAATCGTATTTCGCGATATAATTATTATTTATATATTATTTACTCTGACATAGAATTTAGATTATGAAAGACATGCGTATTGAAACTGTATGGTTTATTATTCCATGTTGTTTCCTGCGGCAAAGCCCTAAATTATTCCACTAAGGACGGTCTTTTGTCATTTTATAAAACAATTTTATAAAGTAGGTAAGAATTTCTCTACATATCCTGTATGGCGGTTTAATATATTTATTAGATACCAAGATGGCGGGTTGTGTCTCCGCTGGCCAACGGCCAGCGGAGACATACAGATCGCCCGAATTGCGGTTCTGAAGCAGAATCCTTAGTCGGTGTCGGAGGAACCAACCGCGGTCAGGTTAGCAACATCGACGCCCCCACCCGTGTTTTCATTGACCAAGAAAATGCCGGCGCCAGGTGTTCCGTCGGTATCTACGTTGGCGAGGATCATGTCGCCAACACGGACCATCTCGGCGGCACCGTTAAAGTATCCGGCACTGTCAGCCACGGCCCCCGTGTCCGCTGTTGTGTAATGCCATAGGGTGAAGCCATTAGCATAGGCTAACACACTAAGGTTCTTTGGATCATATGCCATTTTTCTTTACTCCTTAGCTCTCGAGGCAGCGCATGGTGACAACGCCAGTGCCGTCAATGAGGCATGCGCCCTGGCTCATCATGTTATTGGTGAAGTGCGCCGCTCGGTCGCCGTGCCAGGTGATATCCGTCTTGACCTCCGAACCAATGGCATGGCCGACCGCAGTTTTGTGGTACCAGAAGCAGTGTCGGACGTTGCCGATTTTGGGTAGGCCCGAGTGCGGGATCCACAGGGTTCCAAGCCAACGTTTAGCTTGGGTTCCTTTCCACGGCAGTTGGTCGTCGCCGACGTAGTCAGCGTTGGCAAACTCCTCGATATTGAGGAGGTCACTCCACTGCTTCCATCCGATTGCCGCGAACCGCTGACCATCGTCGGGAACGTCGACTTCGCCCAGCATCTCAAAGGCTGTTAGGATTTTCGGCTTAGTAAGCCCATCGGTATCAGCGTCGGCGAAATTGCTCGATGTCGCCAGTTGGTCAATGATCAACTCGTCGGTTTTTCGGCCGAGAGCATAGGCACCGGCTTTGGCGACTACCTGCTGCTCATTGATATTGGTTTTGAGCTCATCGAGCTTGTCCACCCAATCGCCGGCGAAGTAATCCTGAAGAATACATTCCACCGGCGTATGATCGACATTCATTACCGGAACTTTGCCGTGGCGAGCCTTGGTGCTAGCTGTGCCTTTGCCGACTTTTTGGAAGGTCGTGGTCGCGCCAACGACGCTATTCTTTGTACGTACCGTGTTGCGAAGCTTTGAGCCCATCTGCTGATACTGGACATGCACTTCGGCTTCGAAATTCTTGATGAACGACAGGGCGACTTGCGTCGACATGTACGTCTCTCCTATCACTATTGAGGAATGATTTTGGTTAGAACGCCAACGATCGGTTATGGGGTCCCCGCCGAACGCTGAAGCGCATAGAACTCACCGGGCCGAGAGTGATCAGTAAAGTCGCTCGGGGTTGTCCGGCGTGGGTAGGTAAGCTTGCCGTGCTCAGCGGGTAAATCCCCTCAGGCAATTACCCGCCAATTGTTACTATCCTTCGAATTGATTAGGGGCGTCGGTTTCCGGATACCGACGCCCCTCGGGGGAGCTATGCGAACGAGACGCGCTCACCCCTCTTCACGATATAGATTTCGGAAGCCGGTCCTGACTTTTTCCACAAGGGCTGGATCCTGATCGCGCCAGTAAGCTGGGTCGCGCATTATTTTTTTTAGTTGAGCCTCGGTCGGCATTCCGTCTCCGGAGGCACCTTGCTGAAGTAATCCAGGTTCATCACCCGACATCATTCGATGAATTGCCAAAACGCCATCGTAAGTTGTCGACAGGGCCTCGAAGACCGGCTTTGGCAATTTGGTCTGACCCCAGGCTTCGATCTGACGTGCAGTCTCGCGCCATCGTTCCTCGCCGCCGAAGTGCCGGACGAGGTGACTTAGCTGGGTCTCTGCCTCAAATACTGATGCGACCTCAGCGATCATCGGCGGGAACCGTTCAGCCGCTATATCATAAACTACTTGCGCCTGCTCTTGGGTAAAACCGGCCTCGTGGAGGCGTTTATTGACTTCAGGATCACTTACCAATAGTTCGTTTTCCACGTTAATCTGATAGTCATCGGGGGTGTCGGGCGGGCTATTTTCGTTAAGCCCTCCAAGTTTACGTTCAAGTTCAATGTATGACTTTATAAGACCATCTGTTCGGATTTGTCCCAATTCTTCATTCCAGAATTTTTCAGGGATGTCCGAAGGCCTCTGCGAATCCCCCAGTTCGGCACCTTGAGCATGAGCATCTACCGTATCCTGTGCGCCACTCGTATTTGCCGGAAGCAGACTCTCAGTCATCGTTGATCTCCATACTTCATTGATCGCTGTTACTTTTAGTCAATTGAAAAAGATCGATCTAATCACCACCGCGCTCTGTAAGATTGGCAATATAGTTGACAAGCTGCCTTTGGCCCTCAAGATGACGCAAAAGTGCATCAGAAGCATCAGGTCCAATAACTCGGTCAGTGGTGATTGCTCGCAAGTGCTTCATTACCTGGAGGCCAGCCTCACTTCTGAAAGTGCGCACATAGGCGTTTAGTAAATCCGCAGTGATACCTGAGGAGCGCTCTTGATCTATAGTTTTTTGAGGAGCCACATCAAACCAAGACCATCCAGAATTATATCCTGGCATTAGCCATTTCCCCTATGTGTTCTTCGGCATTTTCGCGTCAGGTGAAGAATCTGTGCTGGACACTAACGTTCCCCCCCCCTTCAGTTATGGCATTGGCACCTTGTGCCAAAATTTTTCCAATCTCGGATTCCAGCACAACGTCGGTTGGCGGCTCGTGAACCAATTCTCCTGGCACTCCTAAAGCGCTCCCCAACCAGCGAACCGCGGCCGCCTGATCGAT